TTTGACTACCTTTTTCTTAAATTGGCCTATTTTGTGTCTAGGTGGCTACCATTATAATTACAGCAGAGACAATCCAGACCCCCGTCTCAATTGACAACCCCGCTCTATATTGGTGCATTGGCAGACTTGGCATGATTCTTGCATAGCAGTCAGACTTGGCATGATAGTTGCATAGCCAACAGAGACAGCATAGATAGTAAAGTCATTGCTATACTATGTAGGCAGGCTTGACAAGTGTGTGAGTCTATGTTGCAGCCTATACTGGCATGATAGTTGCATAGCCATTGTTGGCATGATAGTTGCTAGCCATTGCATTGGCATGATGATTGCATAGGCTAACCAGTGACTAGCAAGGTCTGTGCCAACTGTACAGATGGTCCTAGCAGCTCCGTAGAGGCTCTGTGAGCAACGCTACAGTTACCCCATAAGATTGGGTTGGGTATGGTGCTAACGTGGCGTGAGCGAGAAAATCGATCAAAAGGCACAATTGAGGTGCTTATTAGAGGTTCAAAGAAAGATGCAAATTAATTGTTAATTAGTGCTTGCAATGGCTGAATAACTCTATATAGTCAGAGTCCTGCTTAGGCAGCACGGCGGCGCTTCCACCGCAAGGGCAAAAGTCAAAGGAGGCAGCATCTGGTGTAACGCTTTGTCGATACACGTAGGGAGTGCAGCAGCAAGTAGCCACGGCAACGCTTGCAGACGCTAACGGTAACCGCACCCCCGACACAGCGCCAGATTAGATGCTTGGTTCACACTGTGAGCCGCTAACGATGCAACAGAGCTACCGTGGTAGTGTAGAAGGGAGTCGTTAGCGGAGAGGTCACAGTAAGACACACCGAACCGCAAAGAGTTTAAAACTACACGAACGAGATGGGGCTTCGGTCGCCGGTGTAAGGGAGTTAGTTTTATAGCAGCGCTTGCGTTGCCCTCTCGCGGTTTGGTTGTGTCTACCTTCAAGGGCATTGTTTACAGTGTCTTTAAATGTAGACATCAAGGAGCTTTGATTATGTTTGATTCACGTTATCGACAATTGCTAGACCTAGCACATTGCCACGCTGAAGCCTTCGGCGCATTGCCTAGCCTGTACAAGTTAAAGGCTAAGGACGTATTGTATCGTGAAGGCGCTAGAATTTTAGAAAGACATCATGGTGACACTGGCTATTGTGGTGTCATAGCATTAGCAACAGCCGCTGAAATTGCTGTCGGACGCGCTAGAGCTTTACTGGCTAAATATGCAGACCGAAAGCATCGAAAAGGAACGCCGCAACTTGCACACTTTACGCTGCTACTGCGGATGGGTTACACGCTAGAAGAATATCCAGTTAAGAGTAAGACGCTAAAGACTATCCAGAAAGAGCTAGCTAACGTTACTGGTAGTTTCTATATATCAACGAGTAGCCACATCAGCTGTATGCATTACGGAAGGATGAACGATTGGGCAAACAACAATATTCAGCCTAGTAATAAGAGAGTGTTGTTTGTTGTAAAAATATCACCAACTGATAAGGTAGTGCGCTACTAAGCCACTACCATTAAGGAGTTTTAGCAATGGGCAAATTAAACGCAGTTATCCACGACATGATTGTAGGCATTAACGCAGACCTAGCAGACAAGCCTTTACTGACTTGTGATTATAAAAGAATGCTAGACGTGCTTAACGAGCTACGCAGCGACCCGCTAGCTATCCCGACAAACTCATGGAATGAACGGCAAATATTACTAACCCACATTATTGACGCAGGCTTAGACACTGACCCTCGCGATGGATTACTGCAACGCGCACTCAAAGCACTAGACAAGGAGCTATAGAAATGAATTACATCAAGCGTTTAGAAGCAGATAACAAAGACTTACGAGACATCGACACTAATAAAATGGAAGCGATCAACGATATTCTAGTGTATCTAGCAAGTCCTAAGTTTGACCACGATACGACCGTGCAAGTCAGTGATATTGTTGCGCGACTACAGCACGTTAGAGCAATCTATTAAATATAAGGAGCAACACCTATGAGCTTAGAAAACTTAAAAACCTTAGAAATTGTTTACGCAAAATACATCGAAGCACTGGGCGGCTCGCCCGACTACCTAGCACCTAAGGCTTACGCGCTAAACGAGTGGCAGAACAGGTGCGGCGTGAAACGAGTACACAAAGAAACTCTGATAAGGCAATGGGAGAATGGAACACCGCTGCCCCCTGAAACTAGAAAGAGAGCAGAAAATTACGGCATCCCTTGTACCTGTATTGAATGTAAGGAGCAACAACTATGAGCTTAGAAAAATACGCAACACACGGCGAAGCACTGATAGCACGTAAGCTAGTCACAGAGCTTGTTAATCGTGGACACGCTGTCAGTATATGGAACGGCGGCGAGGAGGCTGAGATAGAAGACAGCACCGACATCGAGGCGATACTGGCTGAGCTAGCAGCGTCTGGCGAGGATGAGCTAGTCGCCGATGGTGTTTGGTTCTATCTAGTCTTTGGCAACGAGTCAGACGGTAGCGAGCTGATTAGCGACTGCTACGACAACGAAGAGTGCAACGCGATATTTGATATAGTTAACAACTAAGGAGCTACACACCATGAAACAGACAATTAATTTTTACGACTTCCAAAAAGCATTTCAAGACCTACGACCCAACAATTTTAGTTACCAAGGTCTGCGAGCCTTGTTCGAGTATTTAGAAGATTCAGAAGAAAGCACAGGCGAGGAAATAGAGTTTGACGTTATAGCGCTGTGCTGCGATTTTATAGAATACGAGAGCGCCGAAGAGTATCACAAAGACTACAGCGAACACGCTATAGAAGACTACCTTGCAACCACGAGCGACTGCGGCTCGCTAATCGTCTACGCACACTAAGGAGATAATAAAATGATGACCCAGAAAATACTATTAACGGTTTCCCTGATGTTCCTGTTCGTTGTTTGTGTCGAGCTGCTGTCTAGTATGCCGCCAGAACCTAACCCAGAAGACCTTTACTGTGAGATGACACAGCTTTATAAAGACACTGGCGGTGAGTTTGGTTGGCCTGACTACAACAGCAAGCACATAAATTGTGAGGGTTCGATCAGTGTTAAATAATAACTACGGAACAGACCTGACGTGGCAGCACAACCATTACTCACCAGAGCCGGACGATTGGGGCAAGGTTGACCCTGTAGCGCTAGCACCCAAGGTGTCGTTCTCACCTGCTATTCTAGGCGAGCTAGCCTATCCTGATGACCTGCGCGTGTATGTTGTGCATGAAGTAATAGCCTGTTATATTCAGCGCACATTAGACCTACCACTTAACACACCAATTGACGTGGGAAAGTCTAGGATGTTTAAATACTTGCGCCTTGCTGACGGTAGAGTATGGGCAGAACAGAAGGGTTTAATAATACAGATTAGGAGTGATAAGTAATTGAGCAATAGACGAGACTTAGCAACACTACTAGAAGTGACTGAGCAGCTACAGCGGACACAGGAAAGGATAACAGCTACACACGAGCATGAAAACACAGAATACTCGCTAGGCTGTTATAGCACTATAAACCACGTTATAAACATTCTAGATTCTTTCATAAAATACACAGAAGAAGAGGAGCAACAACAATGAACACACACGCAACAGTAACGATTAGAAGCATCTACGGACAAGACCGAGTTTATCCTGAGAACGACACGGCTATGGCACTGGCTGCCCTTCTAGGCTCTAAAACCTTCACTAGGGAGCAGATAGCCAAGGCTAAGGTACTAGGGTACACATTTGAGATTAAAGCGCCAGAGGTGACCATATGAGCTTCAACGTGGCACAGGCTAGATACCTAGCCAGACTACTCAAGATTAAAAACCCAACGCCGCTAGAGAGTATGACTATTCAGTCACTAATAAAGGACTTGGGCGCTTACGGAGAGAGCCTGTACAGGATAGCAAGAGAGCGACAATATGAGCTTGTTTGATTGTTTCGAGTGGGCGTTAGATGAGGCTCAATGGCTAGCCAAGGTGACCCAGACCAAGCAAGCGATTATCAGCTGCGAAGATAAGTATGGCGTTGTCGCCTGTAATGCCTTAGACTGTAGCGCCACAGTATTGGAAATAATAGGAGTTATAAATCATGATTAACGATTGGATAGACCCACCCGACAGCGTAGTCTTTACCGATGATGAAGTAGGTGCTTTAGAGAATGCTACCCTGCAAGAGAGCCGCCACAGGTTGCTAAATAACACTGGTTTGCTTTGGGAAGCTATCGGCCCTGATGCCTTACCTAAGGACGAGACAGCAGCGACTACCTTAGAGACTGCAATAGCTTCTGCACTGGTCGAGGAAGACTACGAACTACTCGGCAGGCTTGTTACTGGTTTGGCTCTAACTTACGTTTACGAAACAACACGTGATGAGATATACGATGATTGGGAGAGGTATGTTAATGAATATTAATAATTACTCTATCGGCTGTAATGTCTGCCCTGTCAATTATGGGTAACTGCACAGGCGCGGCAGATTATCGGAGTATATCACGGATTTTCAATATCGTATAGCGAGGGTTGTAACAATGAGTGACAAAGAGATGGTCGGTAATGAGTGGGATTTGGTTATAGCGTGGCGCAATGGGTTCGGGTTTGACTTGTCGTCACCTTCAAAGGCTTTCTACACAGTCGAGGACGATGACAAGCAGTTATTAAATATCAGTGTCGGCGGGTTTGAGTTACTATTACCCTTTATAGCGATACAACTAGTGGAGACGACCTATTATGAGTAAATCAATCGAAACACACCTGCCCTGCCCTGACTGCGGCAGCAGTGACGCCTTGTGCTTGAATGAAGACCTGAGTACGTATTGCTTCAGCTGTCACAAGTACACACCGCCAAGCGAAAGCAATCAGCAAAGGCGCGTAGAAGCCCCTGTAAGCCCTTCTAAGCCCTCTAAGCCGTTTAGTGATACCTTGAGCCTACTTACACGACAAAACTTCGTAGGCGTCCCTGAGAGAGGTATTAGCGCTGCTACGATGAAGAGCTATGGGGTTGTCGTTGATAGTGGGCAGGTTGTATACCCTTATTTTGCCAGTGACGAGCCAGTAACGCCCATTGCTGCAAAGGTTAGGTATCCTGATAAGCGTTTCCAAACTGTAGGCGATTGGTCTAGAGGTGGTTTGTTCGGTCAGCAGGTGTTCGGCAAGGGTGGCAAGTACGTTACCATTACTGAGGGCGAGTTTGACGCGCTAGCAGCGTTTCAGATGATGGGGAGCAAGTACCCTGTAGTGAGTATCAGAAACGGTGGCAGCGGTGCGCTTCGTGATTGCAAAGCCTCCTACGAATGGCTAGACAGCTTCGAGACTATTGTTATCTGCTTCGATGCTGACGAGGTGGGTGTTAAGGCAGCTGATGAGGTGGGGCAGTTGTTCGGCGGTAAAGCTAAGATTGTGAAGCACAAGAAGGATCACAAAGACGCTTGCGACTACCTGTTAGTTAATGACGTTCAGCTGTTCAATCAAGCCTTCTGGGACGCTGAAGCCTACGTACCTGACGGCATCGTAAACGGCGCTACCCTGTGGGACGATGTTAACACCCCTCTAGCCTTGGCTGAGGTGCAGTATCCCTTTGACGGCATCAACTCTATAACCTACGGCATACGCACAGGTGAGTTAGTGACTGTAACGGCAGGCAGTGGGTTGGGTAAGTCGCAGTTCTTGCGTGAAGTTGTCTGGTCTACTCTGCGTGAGAGCCAACACAACATAGGCTTGCTGTTTCTTGAAGAGAGTATTAGGAAGACAGGTTTGTCGTTAATGTCTCTAGCGGCTGAGAAGCCCCTACACCTGCCCACAACGATCAGCACAGAGGAAGAGCGTAGACGCGCCTTCGATGCTACGTTAGCTAATGAGCGGCTCTATATGCTAGACCACTTCGGCTCTACTGATGTTGATAATATTGTCGGGCGTGTACGCTACATGGCTAAGGCGCTAGACTGCCGCTATGTGTTCCTCGATCACGTTTCAATCGTTGTGTCGGCACAGGCAAACCTAGACGAGCGTAAAGCGTTAGACGAGATAATGACTAAGCTGCGTATGCTAGTGCAGGAGACAGGCATAGCGTTGTTTGTTGTTAGTCACCTGAAGCGACCTGAGAATAAAGGCCACGAGGAAGGCGCTGCAACGTCCCTGTCGCAACTGCGCGGTAGTGCATCAATAGCACAGCTTAGCGATATAGTGTTAGGTTTGGAGCGTGACGGACAGGCTGAAGACCACATGACTAGAAACACTACGACTGTGCGTGTATTGAAGAATCGGTTTAGTGGTGAAACAGGCAGGTGTGCTGAGCTGTACTATGACAAGGACACTGGCAGAATGACTGAGACAGTATTTGACGAACGCGCACTATAGTGTAGAAATGAAACATATATGGCGCATTGAAGTGTTTTATGTGTCATATAATGTACAAAGCGTCATATAAGGCGCATCTAACTTAAGGAGCAAAGAAAATGACACCATCAAAAGAGTATGAACACCAAGTATTCATGATTGCACAGGCGCTTTTACAGTCAAATAACGCAGGAGACATCTACACGTTGGCTAGCTCTGCTGTCAAAATAACTAACCTCATCAAGGAAGAAATACACAAAAACACTCCACAAGCGGAAGATGAGTTAGCTACGTTACACAACAAACTTAATAGCCTATGGCGCATAACTGATAAGGAGTTTGACTAATGAAATGCTTAGCTTGTGATGCAACACTGACAGACTATGAGGCTACACTGAGGGACGTTAACACCTTCGAGTACGTTAGTGAGTGCTTAGAATGTATTCGTAGCTCTAACGGAGTCTTTGACCTGACAGAACGACTAGACCTCAAAACTGTTAACGATATTGACCTAGAAGTTGATATCCCTTAATTGTCTTACAATAGGAGAGAACTAGTTTGTTAACTGTAGATATCGAGACTAACCTGAAGCACGACACTATCTGGCTCGCCTGTGCCGAGGATGTTGACACTGGCGAGCTGACCGATCACACCTCACCTGATACGTTACAGGCGTTGGTTAATGAGCATTCACAAATAGTGACACACAACGGCATCGGGTTTGACATACCAGTGCTTGAGCGTGTGTGGGGATTGGACTTTACAGGTAAGGAGCAGTTAGACACCTACGTGCTTTCCTGCCTGTACAGTCCTGCTATGCAAGGAGGACACTCGCTGTCGGCTTGGGGTGGTAGGTTAGGGTTTCCTAAAGGAGACTTTACAGACTTCGATGGTGGCTTGTGTGACGAAATGATTACTTACTGTAGGCAGGACGTTCGCGTCACTACTAAGACGTATCAGCGGCTAGACAAGCTACTGACCAAGGACGGATTCAGCCAAGAGAGTAGAGACTTAGAACACGCTGTGACTAAGGAGTTGGTGTTGCAGCGACAGAACGGCTTTAAGCTAGACTTAGGCAAGGCTAACACGCTGTACAGTTCGTTGACGTTCCGTATGCGTGAGATTGAGCAGGAGTTGCAGGCAGTATTCCCTCCAATAGTGTCTGAGCGTTGGTCTGAGAAGACAGGAAAGCAGCTTAAAGATAAGGTTGAGGTGTTTAACGTAGGTAGCAGACCACAGATCGTAAAGCGTCTACAGTCTGTTGGTGTTAAGTTTACTAAGAAGACTGACGGCGGCGGCTTTAAAGTAGACGAGACCATACTAGAAGACATAGAACACCCGCTAGCACAGCTTGTTGGTGAGTATCTGTTGGTACAGAAACGAGCAGCGCAGGTTAGTTCTTGGCTTGAGGCTGTGCAGGACGATGGCAGGGTTAGAGGCAGGGTCGTGAGCAGCGGCGCTGTTACAGGCAGGATGTCTCACATTGCCCCTAACATGGCTCAGATACCCGCTACACAGACTGTCACAGAGGGTATGTCTACTGTGCAGGCTTTAAAGGCTAGGTTAGGTGGTGAGTGTCGAGAGTGTTGGACAGTGGACGAAGGAAACAAGCTAGTCGGTGTTGATGCGTCAGGTTTGGAGCTGCGTATGCTAGCCCACTATATGCAAGACGAAGACTACACCTTGACAATACTAGAAGGTGACATACATACTGCTAATCAACAGGCAGCGGGTCTAGAGACACGTTCTCAGGCTAAGACATTCATCTACGCATTCCTGTACGGTGCAGGTGATGAGAAGATAGGCAGCATTGCAGGCAAGGGAGCTGCACACGGCAAAGAGCTGAAGCAGAACTTCCTAGACAACACACCTGCATTGAAGACGCTGAAAGAACT